TCATCAAGGGCTTTTATGTGACCTACCTTCGCGCTGAGTAGGGGTAAGACGCATGTTCCGCACCGATACAGATGACAACTCAACACAGTTCTTAGTTGTGCTGAAGTGCCAGTCAGGACGCATTAGCACCCGCGTTGGTAAATAAGAAACTATCCGTCCTGACCGATGTGGAGCACCGGATTATCGAAAAATGGAGAATATCATTTGGTCCGCTCACCATACCTCCGGCCAAACGACCTCCCGCGGAAACCCCTCCTGCTGGGGCAAATCCCTGAGCGCATGCCTATAGCGCGCCCAAGCGTCTCGATCAACGGGCGCGTCGGTGAGCTGCGTCCAATCACTCTCTTGAAGCAGCCTGTCACGCCTTTTGCGAACCCGCTGCAGGAGGAGATAGTCTTCGACCTTCGCCGGCTGAACGTCTTCAAAAAGCAGCTTAGCCCAGTCTGGATCCCGATCCGTTATGATACGCGGCACCTGATCCTCAAAACGCAGGCTGTCGTCAATGAGGCGCACAGCACGGTGGGTGTCGTCGGTCCATTGATACTTCATATGAGACTGCTCCCGGTCGTGATCGTACAGTTATCGGCCTGAGCACCACTGACAGAGTAGCGCCAATAAACGTCACGGATTTTCCACTCAAAAACATCGTTGACCGCAATGCTGGTGGTAACGGTCGTGCTGTAAGGTCCATAGGGACCACCAGCGCTCGCAATGGCGACACCGTTCTTATAGATCGTAATATCTCGATCATTCCCCGAGACGGTGCTGCTGGTCGGGCTGACCGTACCGGTCACTGTAACTGCCCCCGTCGCTCGCAGATTGGAAAAGCGATAGGCAACGGCTTGGTTTTCAATGGTTGAGGGCGGAACATAGGTCGTGCCGATGTAGCCGATACTCACATGCTTATGCTCAACAACATGAGTGGTTACCGTGTCTCGTCGCTTAGCGAACCAATCAGCAGAAAAGCAGACTTTAGATCATGATCTGCCTTAAACCTCTGGCTTAGTGGGCCATATAACTGCATTTGGAAAGCCCGCTTGTTGCGGGATATTGAGAAGATCCTGACGATAACTGGCCCATGCTTGTTGTTGCTCTATTGACAGTGCGGCCCAGCGGAGCGCGTTACCAGCGATTGGGTCAACCTCCGCTATCAGCTTCATGTCTCGCTCTTGACGAATTGCAGCCGCAGTTTCCGCGTCCCGCTCTTCTTGTGTTGGAGGCACATATGGAGCAACGTCACCGTTTGCAGCCATAGCTGCAATTAGGTCATCGTTGTTAATCGTCATATCAGTATCTGCAGGGTCGAGAGTGTAAGGTATCCACCCATATTCTGGATGGTTTATTTCACAGTTTACCCAACCTTTATCGTTTATGATTTTCGCGTTTCGATAGAGCATTTAGGCAATCCTCAAATAAAGACCGATACGTGGGGTTCCAGTTATAGACCATTCAGAGTTAAATCTGATGTAGAAGTAACCCATTAGCCGCCAAGTGCCTGCTGCACTCCCGTAACTTGGGAGGTTACCACTAGTAAAATAGTCAACGCCTGACCATTTTAAGTATGAACCAGCATCAAGGTGGCCAGGATATTTATAAGTTGGCGTATTTTTTAAGTATGGGTAGTTCGTATTTAAGAAAAACCCGTAAGAACCTACAGCCCCTGCTGGTAAGGCTGCGGTCGCTGATGCCACATCAGCAGCACTTCCCGCTGGACCTTGCGGCCCCTGTGGCCCCTGTGGACCCGCCGCACCTGTCGGCCCTTCTGGCCCCTGCGGTCCCGTTGCCCCAATCTCCAGAACCGATGCAGTCCCATTGTCGCGCTTGATGTAAATTTTGCCATCGCGAGTATTGATTGCGATCTCCCCCAAGGCAAGCTGTGCCACGGTTGGGACCTTGCCTGCAATTGCGGAGCGCTTATGCGTAATTGTACTGGCCATCGGGCCTCCTTTGAGCTGCCATCACTTATTGATTGGAAAGAGCACCGCGGACTAAAACGCGCTCAGAAGGTCCCACCGTCGAGAGCAATACCGTTAATCGTGCCGCCCGTGATCGAGACATCGGTTGCCACTTGCGTTGCCATTGAGCCAAGGCCCAAATTGCCCCGCGCCGTCGCAAGATTGGTCAGGTCGCTCAAGTTCAGCGACGCCTGTAGCTTAGACGCCAACCCATTGGTCACTGTGCTCGCAAAATTGGGATCATCCCCCAAAGCTGCCGCGAGTTCATTGAGCGTATTCAGCGCTCCTGGAGCGGCATCGATCAGCGCGGCAATGGCGGCCGCCACAAATCCTGTTGTTGCCAGCTGTGTGCTGTTGGTCCCCTGCGCGGCCGTCGGAGCGGTCGGTGTGCCCGAAAACGTGGGAGAGGCAAGAGCTGCTTTTGCATTCAAGGCAGTTTGAAGGCCAGTGATCTCAGAGATCCCATGACCATGGGCCGCAGGGGTGAAGGTCGTAGGCTTTCCTATAATGCCCGCCCAAGGCGCCACATCAGCCACTTCGGCCGCATCAACCTTACCGTCCCCATCCGCATCATAGGAGGCAGCCAGCATGTCACCCGCGCCAAAGCCCGCAAGCGCCCCTTGAACAAAGGCTGTCGTGGCAAGGTGCGTTGTATTTGTTCCAACAGCAGCCGTCGGCGCCGTTGGTGTCCCCGTCAAGGATGGTGAGTTGAGCGGTGCTTTGGCAGCCAATGCAGTTTGCAGGCCAGACACATCCGTGATCGCATGTCCGTGGCCAATCGCCGACTTACCCGCCAAGGCATCCTCTAAGCCAGAGACATCAGACAGAGCATGCCCATGACCGACGGAAGATTTCTCCGAAAGACCAAGATCAAATTGTGACTTACGGATCAGATCTGTCGCACCCGTTGCGTCTTGGGCGGACTTGGGAACGAGCGCGAAGGTCTTGGCCCCAACAATCGATTGAGTGCCTGTAAGATCGACAAAAGCCCCACGACCCGCAAGGGGTGTGACTGTGGTCGCGTTTCCCGCGCCGTCATCGCCCGTGCCTATGTAGAGGGTGTTATCTACCTCGTTATGGGCCATCTCCCCAGATTTGAGAGCCGCGGGCGCGCCCGGCGCCCCTGATGCGCGGCGCTTTAATTGAATGGTATTGGCCATCAGAAGAAGCCTCCGTTTAAGGTCACATTGGATGGAAGAATGGTGATGCCGGGCTCACCGGGATCACCCTTGTCGCCCTGCGGGCCGATGGCTCCTCTCGGACCGGGCTGCCCCAAGAGCTTAAGCCTGAGTGGCCCTGTTGCGACCTCAATGCGGACGGGGGCCGTAATCGTAATAGGTCCCAAAGGTTCAGACTGTATGGTCATACCCCACCTCCACGTGTCACGGGCCATTGCACAGGGACCTCCAAGAGAATGCCCAGGTGCACCGCAGGTGTCAGATCCCGCCGGATCAGATCCAACACCACCTGCCCAGGTGAGAGCGGCGCTGTTTGCTCTACAGCCAAGTTCAATTCCAAAACCGTTTCACTGATCCACCTGATGCCACCCCCCTCCGTTGAGAGATCTGTCAGCACCTCAGGATCGTTCCGCTTTCTGCGCAGGTGCCCAAAATAGCGGGCCTCAGCCTCAAACAGCGGTGAAGCCGCTTCAATCTGCAATCGCCATGGGTAACCGATCAAAATCACCGGTCCCTCGCATAGAGACGAACAGCTCATGGGCGCCACCCACACAGGCCTGCGCCAGTTTCGTTATGGGTGAGGATTTGGCGGGCAGTTGCATCAGAAAGGTGATCCTCCGGATGGGTCCGGATCGGCTGCACCCAATCGCAATCCACTAAGGGGGCAAGTGGAGCACAAGCTGACTGCACAAAAACTGAACAAAGTAAGAGCCATTTTGTCATGAAACTGTTCCAAAGCTGCAGCAAAGACAGGCGGATTTAGACCTCAGCGATATTTCCGCTAACATTTAGGCCAAGACCTGGGGAGGACTTATGAGTTTAGATGCGACACTCGCGCTGCGCGGCACCCGCGCCGGCTTCGATGAGTTTGAGGCGTTTCTCAAAACCGCCAAAGCCCGCGAGCATTTTGTTTACGGCACGTTCCGTGCCCGGCCATCCATGCGGATCATGGACTTTGCCC